AGGCCTCCTCCCCCGCTTTCTTGGCCGGTGGGAGCACGATGTCTGTGATCTGCTTCTCTGCCCCGGGGGCGGCCGCGATGAGCTCGTAGTACGCGGTAGCGAGCTTGGGCCCGTCAGCCATCGGTGTCCTCCGGTAGGTTCAGGATGCGGCGCATCTCGTCGATTGAAGTTCCCTCGCCGTACGGCGTGGCGGTGTCTTCCTCGGGTGGGCGGATCAAGCTGGTCACAGGCATGTACTCGGGCGGGTCCACGCGCTTGTCGCCGGCGGTCTGCCAGGACAGTACGCGCAGTAGGTGGACGATGAGCGACTGCATGTGCTCATTGGGGGACCAGGCGCCGCGCTCGATGGCTAGGCAGGACCCCGGTGGTGGGCAGGTGAGGTAGGCCCGCAGGTCTTGCCAGGAGAGGCGGCCACTCCACACGTCGTCGAGTGACCGCCCCATCCCAAGCAAGTCGGACCTCACCGCGTTCTCATGGCGGTAGGCCTCCGTCGGGAGGCCGAGGATTCCCCCACCGTGGTCCCGGATGCCTCTCCCCAGGCAGTGATGATCGCCTCCAGCTGGTCGCTGGACACGACGTCAGTCAGGCCCGGGCAACAGTCCTCAATGATCTCGAACTGGATCGACTCGGCCTCCAGGCGGGCAAGCGCCTGAGCATCCTCGGAGAGGTTCTCGTCCTTCAGACGGCGAGAGACCTCGGAGAGGCGGCGGCGGTACGACGCCTTGATGTGCTTCAGGAGCGGCATAGACCGGTCCTGCTTCTCTCCGGGGATGCGGAAGACGAAGCGGTTCTCAGCCTTGTCGGCCTTGGCCCCTGGGACGAGGAAGGCTCCGGCGGCGGGCTTGGTCATTGTGTGATCCTCTCGGTTGGTGTTTGGGTGTGTCAGTTCTTGACCCAGAACTCACGGTAGAACGCGCCGTCTACCGGGAACAGGTCGAGCTTCAGAGTGTTAGCCATGATGTCTTTGCCGTTCATCTCGACGTCACCGTCGATGACAGCCTGAGCGTCGTCGTAGACGATGGTGCCCTTGGCAACGTCGGTGTTGACGATGACCACGATTCCGCGGTGGGGCGGAATCTCGTTGAGCTTGCCGACGATGTTGATGTTCTTGCCGGTCTTGGTGACATTGGCATCGCCGTAGACGAGCTTGTGGCCGGTGATGTTCAGGTACTCAGCGACCGGAATCTCGACCGACGCCTCGGCACCCTCGCGGGTGGACAGGATGACGTCGCCGCCCCACGCCTTCACCTTCGAGGTGGAGTTGGAGATAGAGCGCTTCGGGCCGGCGTCCGTGAGGTACCCGATGGCCTCCAGCGTGACGCCCTGCGGGGTGTTCGCGAGGTCAATGTGGGCGGTGATCTTCTTGGCGTCCTCGGTGGTGCACACGAACACGCCGCCGATGACAGACATCGGCTTAGGCGCAATGACGTTCGAGGCATCGCTCTTGCCGTTGACGGGCATTCAGTCCTCCTTGTAGTGCGGGGTCCCCGCACCTCGGGCGGGCTTGGTCCTAGTCTACGTCGAGACGCTCCGACTCCGCGGTGACCTCGCACTGAGCCGAGAACCGACGCGCGTCGGGGTAGCTCGGATGTGGGTTGTCATACGGGCCGCTCTGCACTCGGCCGGAGTGCCACTCCTGCCTGTCACTGGTGATCACTGCGCACGCCACAGCGGCGAGGCGCTGGGCCGTAGGCCCGTCCTGGGCGTAGCAGTGGACCATGAGGATCGAGGTATGGGATACAAGGCTCTGTGGGTATCCCCCGGCGACGTAGATGTGCACCGTAGGCGCGGCCATCGGGTCCTTGGCCAGGATGGATGAGACCGTGACAGGGGTGCCCATAGTGGCTGAGCACTCGCGCTTAAGGACCGGGATCAGGCGCGAGAGGACGTCCGCTGGGAGGATGAGCTGCGTCATGCTCCCCCTCCTAGGACGGCCCGAGTGAGCACGTCATCCGTCGCCTGAGCCCGACGACCGGCGTACGTGGCCGTCTTGACGAGTCCGCGGGCTCGGGTCTTGTTGGGCCGAGGCTCGTAGACGAACGGCTCTTCTGAGGGAGACTGGCCCCCTCGGTCATCATCGCCGGTCTGGCTCGTCATAGCGTTGGCCGTCGCTGCGGCCTTGGCTCCGATTGCGTCGATCTCGGACTGGTACGACTGGCGGAGCTCATTGAACCCGTCGTAGTGGAACCGAATCTGAAGGACCCCCATCACCCCTCCCATCTCTGCAAGTTGAGTACTGCCGTGTCGGGCAGGAGCCCCGCCCCGGTGATGATGCGGACCGGTCCGTAGAGCCGATACGCCACACCTCGCCACTCGATTCGCGCGTGCTTCGTGATGGTCTCCGCAGCCGCAGCATCCATGTACGCCTTCTGAGTCCAGTGCTCGCCCTCGCGATGGGACGAGTCCTCCTCCGTGGGCGCCGCCTGCACGTCCACGCCGGAGATGGTTCTCGCCATCTCAGGGCGGTAGGACCGCTTGGGCGCTCCATGAGCATCCTCAGTAGTTGTGGGCTCCGTAACCGTGATTGTCTCGGAGCCGAAGACATCGGACCAGATACTCACAGGATGCCCTGCCCGTCGATCCGGTGGCGCTCCACGGCATCGACCCATCGGCGAGTCGTGCCCGTCGTGGACGCGACGCCGAAGGAGATGGACCGCGACCCCTGACTGATCTGGTGGACACCGGGGGTAGACAGCGTGGCGTAGATACTCGCGGCCTGCTCAGCCACGGCGTCTGCGACGTCCTCCGGCACGTCGTCGCTGCCGGCGGTGTACGTGACCTCGATGGTCCCCAGCTCGGTGCCCCATCCGCCGTGGCGTCGCAGGGCGCCCGTGCGGGGGGAGTATGTGACGTGCTCCAGCTGGATTCCGCCGAGCTTCACGGTGAGAGAGGAGACGCCCTTGACCGGGAGCAGGAGTGTCTCCCCGGCCGGAGGGTCGAGGATCAGGGTCTTGGTCTCCTTGGTGACGCTGTGGCCGACGGCGGAGCGGAAACGAGCGCTCGCACGCTCGACGGCGTAGATCAGGTTCGGGTCCTGTTCTGACTTTCCGAGCGAGCGCGCGAGCGCAGCAATAGAGCAGAGAGGTGCGGCCATGCACTCAGTCTACGCGGACTTTGACCCCCTCGGCGGCCAGAACGCGTGACAGCGGCTCAGCCTGCGTCCCAGAGATGCCGATCCCTGTCGGGTCTCCGTAGACAGTGGCGACCCGCGGGAACGTTCCGCCGGGGATGCACACGGTGAGCGTGTTCGGGATGGCGCACGACGCCGCCCAGCCGCACCGCATGAGTGCCTCCCGAACCTCAGCGAGCTCGTCCACGACGTTCTCCGCAGCCATCTTGAGGCTCTCGTAGGGGAGGACAGACTCAGGGTCCTGGCCCATTCGGATCGGGTACGCCTCCTCGGTCTCGACCACGATGCCCTGCCGGGCGACTCTGGTGGTGACGACGGCGATGGAGCCATCTCTGAACATCTGGTAGCGCGTGGTCTGCATGGTGTGCCTCCTCAGGCGAACGACGGGGCTTCAGCGGCGGGGGCAACGAGTCGCTCGTCCACGTGCAGCTGGCCCTCCTGGGCCGGCACCGTCACGACGGGGAACCCGTCCTGCGTCGGCTCGATGGTGCTGTTCTCTGCGCCGAAGCCGAGGAGGTACATCCCGGCGAGGATGGCGGCGAGGGCGAGCGACACGATCGAGATGGCGGAGGCGATGTCGCGGACGAGGCTCATTGTTTGATCCCTTCGGTGGTTGGTGTTACAACACTACGGCGCCGGATGATCTGTTGTCAATTGTGTTGCGAAGCACGAGGCCCCCGGGATCGCTATCGGGATCAACCGGGGGCCTCGGCGTCAGGCTGCGTCAGGCGATGGTCGCCACGCAGACATCCTTGCGGCGGCGGAACACGCCGATCACGCGGGTCTTGCCGCGCAGCAGAGACAGGCCGCGCAGGGCGTAGTCGCTGTGCTGGTTGAAGAGCTGAGCGACGTACTGCTCACGCCAGTAAAGCTCATACGCCTTCAGGTCGCCGACGAGGGCTGTGCCCTTAGTGACGGCGGTAGAGGTGATGACCTTGTGGCCCCACAGCTGAGTGCTCAGCGAGCCGAACGGGCCAGCGCCGAGGTAGCGGCCGTTCTTGTCGGGGGCGAGGTCCACAGCCTCGAGGTCCTCGGGGTTGAGGACGATCTGGGCGCCCTGGGCGGAGTCGCCGAGCGCGGTCAGGGACTTGCGCAGGGTGTTGAAGATGGCGTCGTTTCCGGTGCCGACCTTCGCCTGAGTGCGCACGCCGGGGGCGCCGATGATGCCGCGCGGGCGGTCGCCGGTAGCGGTGCCGGCGACGATCTCACCCTCGAGCTTCTGCATGGTCAGCGCCATGAGGACCTCACCCACGAGGGTGACCATCACAGAGTCGTCCGCAAGCTCCTCGTCGGTGACGGGCAGGGCCTCGCCGATGGTGGTCGTGGTGGCCGTGTCGGCGCGGGTGGCGAAGGTGGCGAGGGGGAACACGCCGCCGGCGGCGCCGGTGCCGTTGTCCGTCTTGGCCTCGACCTTGATGTCGGGGCCGGGGGTGACAGCGATCAGCGCACGGTAGGGGATCACCGCGGCGTCGGTGGTGCCGGTGGTGATGGCAGACAGCAGCGGGCCGTACTGGGCGCGCACCTCGTCGTCAACCGGGGAGCCCAGGTGGAAGGCGGAGCCGCCGGTGGTGGCGGTGCCGCGGTGGGCCACATCGGCCTTGCCCACCAGGTCGCGGACCACGAGGTCAACCTGATCGGTGGCGCTGGAGAAGCCGGAGGAGAAGCGGCTCTTGAATGCCTGCCACTCGGGTGACAGGACGAAGCGCTCACCTGCGGTCTTGCCGACGGCCTCAACAACGTCAGAGACGGCCTTGGTGGCCTTGGGGGCGCGCTCAGCAATAGCGGCCAGCTTGTCGGAGGCGGCCTTGCGGGCGGCGGCCTGCGCGTCCATCTTGGCAACGGAGTCCACGATCTCGTCGACTCGGGCGATGTCGGCCTCGGTCAGCTCGCTCTTAGCGCGCAGCTCGCCGGCCTCCTGAAGCAGCTCCTCACGAGTGCTCATACGGTGCATTCCTTTCGGTGGTCAGAGGCCCAGGAGGGCCAGCCGGGCACGGGCGGTCCGCTGCGCGGCGTCGTCGGTCTCAGGGGCGTCCTGAGACTTCAGCTTGGCGAGAGGATTCGCGCCGCGCAGACACGGCCCGGCCTCCCACAGGTCCAGTTTAGTGAGGTGGCGAATCTCGCCGCCGTCGGACTTCTCCACGGAGTAGTCCTCGACGACTGCCGAGTATGAGAAGTCCGTGATGGCTCCGACCTCGAGGAGCTCGGCGACGGAGCGGCCGATCTCGGTGTCGAGCGCCTTCCACTCCAGCAGCAGCCCCTCGTCAGTCTCCTCGGCCTTGGTCGAGTAGCCCACGATGTCGGATGTGCCGTAGCCGTGGCTCCACATGATCGGGACCGTTGGGCGCTCGGCGAGCGCCTCGGTGAAGGCGCCCTTGTCGGTCACCTCGCCGTCGGAGTCCACGTTGCCGAAGACGGCGACGAGGGCAGTGAAGGTGCCCGGCTCGGGCTTGTCGTCCTCGGGCTTGTCGTCCTCGGGCTTGTCGTCCTCGGGCTTGTCGTCATCCCGACGGCGGCCTCCCGCGGCCTTGCTTGTACCCACGGAGATACAAGCCCGGGCGTGCTTCTGAACGGTTCGCTTCATGCCCTAAGCCTACGATCTCCACACATATGCGATGTCGCAGTTGCAGCCCACGATCTGGTCAGCGTCCCCGCCGCCCCAGTCGTGCGGCCAGCGCATGCCGTTGGAGAACGTGGCGTCCATGTCCACCGTCTCGCCGTTCATCGCCGCGTGCTCGGCCCGCGGGTGACTCGACCCGTTGTGGACCCACATCTTCTTCACGGCGCCGGATCGGCGCGCCCCCTCGTGAGACCCGAAGCCAGCGGCGTCCTTCACCGATGCGTCGGACCACAGCCCCAGACGGTCATCTGTGAGCACGTCCGCGATGGTCTCGCGCACCGCGTCCTGGGCTGCGTCGTCCTGGGACGTCAGGCCAAGCAGGCGCATCGCGGCCTCGACGGCCGCCTCGGCCTTGCCCTCCGCCATGCGGCGGATGTAGTTGCGGATCAGCCCTCGGCCGATGGTCTCTGTGCCGGTGCCAGACTCAAGGATGACGCCGTTGGCGGCGTCCACAGCCTGCTTGGCGAGGTACGGCTCGATGCGCTCGGCAAGCTTCTCGACAGCCGACTCGCTGAGCCCCTCCTTGCGGAGCTCCTCGATGTACGCCTTACGCATCTGCTCCAGAATCGAAGGCGATGGTCTTGAAGTCGCAGCCTTCAAGACCACTCGGGCTTTTGGGTTGAGGGACTTCCCCTCCTCGGCGGCATCGCCCTGCTGGCGGTGGTCGAGCTGGTTCGTGTCCGCACCCTCGAGGTTCTGGGACCCCGAGTCCGTGGGGCTGGCCTGGCCGCCCTGGACCACGTTCAGCGGGACGATGAGCTCCTCGGTCCCCTCCAGGTACGGCAGATCGAGGCGCTCACGAGCCTCGGCGCGCGTCATCACCGGACCACCCGTGGCGGACTGGAGAGCCTGGACGCGCTCGAGCAGCGTGCCGTCCTGGGCCTCCGTGCGGTCGAGAACACCGTAGACGGCGGTGTCGCCGCCGGCGAGCGCTGGGACGATCTCGGCGTTCAGCGCGTCCTCGATGCGGCCGATGAGCGGGCCGAGCACGCGGGTGTACAGGTCCCGGCGCAGGGCTGCATACCCGCCGTAGTTCGCTTCGCGCATGCCGAGCAGCTCCGGCGGGACGCCGAAGTAGCCGGCGACCTCGATGTCGGTCAGGGTGCGCACGCTCGAGGCGCTGGAGAGGTCAGGCTGCACCTGCGGCGCGCTCTCCAGCTTCATGCCGTCCTCCAGGACCGGGATGGACCCGCCCGACGTCGAGGACTTGAAGTCGGCCATGGCCTGAAGGAAGCGATCCCGCTTCTCCTCCGACCAGCGCGGCGCGTCCTTGGGGCGGGTCACCTGAGCGGCCACACGCGGGACGTCGGTCCACATGCGGCGGCGCCAACCCTCTGCCTCGCTGAGCTCGGA